CCATATACCGTCAGATTTTTGTGATCTAATATTCATAATTGCATTTCTTTTTGATGTAGCCCATGAGTACCCTGAATCTCCACCCCAAAGAAGCCAAGCAATTTTTCCATTAGATGGTCTTTCTGCGTTGTTCCAATCTTTTCCTTGTTTGTCTACTTCATGACGAGAAAAGAAAGAATACATTCTTAACACTGTGTCTGGACTTAATTCTGTTCTGTTAGATAAATCTCTTGCACGAGCAACACCAACTGCTGTTCCGCCTCTTCCAAATTTACGTCTTAATTCTAATCCTCTTTTAGCATTATTTGCCATTGATTCTGTAGGTTTTAAATCTAAATCATCTAAACTTGCCTTTTCTAAATTAATATCTTCTATAAATTTTTTAACAGTTAAAGTTTTCATCTTGTGTCCAACTGTAATATCCGTAGGTTTTCCATCACGATATAGTCTAATTGCTACTGCTGGATTGTTTGGTGTTCCTGTAATTTCAAATGAACTATCTGGAACTTTTATTTTTCCATTTCTAACAACTCTAATTACTTTTCCTTCTGCTCTTCCACCACTTGAATTCCAAGATACCATTTGTCCAACACGAACTGAATCTGCTTTTGACATGTCGTCATTCATCATGTTTTCTTCCCCATCATTTGGGGCATTAACATATCCATCTGGAATTACTGCAAATCTGCAAGCACCTGCTTCTTCAATTGGCATATCTAGTATTGCACAAGCAACTGATGATTTGTGTAATGCACAATTTCCACAGTTTACTCCTATAGAATTATTTTCATTATTTGCACCATCTACATATCCAACCCAAACTCCTCTTGCTTTATCTAATGGTCCAACTTTTTCTGACAGGGCTAATAAAGAATCTGCTAATGCTCTTTCTTCGTTTGACAATTCATCGTATAGTGGCTTTCCTTCCCACATTTCTTCTTTAATCATTTAAAATCCTTTCACAAATGGAAATAACATATCTGGACAACACTTTGCAACTGGAACACAGTTTGGAACTGGTTGACCATTTGCTCCTGGTTTCATGCCTCTTTGAACGTATCCATCCCAACAAGGGGCTTGCTTGTCCATGTGATCTGGACAATTTTCTTTATCATCACACTCTTCAATTGAATGTGGTTGTCTATTTGGAACATTTTCATTAGTCATTGTTCCATGATTGTCTTTGTAAAAATCGGTTAGTAATGCTTTCCCTAATGCTTTTTTAGCATTTGATTCTGCAGCATAAAGTGCACGTTGTTGATTAACTGCTTCTTCTCTAGTTGAATGGCATCCACGAACAGTTCCATCTGGTCCGACAACGGCAAAGCCGCTTTTACAATCAGACTTTCCTCTTACAATATCATAGGGCATAGGATAATTATATCACTATCTATTACGCCTAGTAAGCATATTTTGAATAAAGTTTATTTCTTCATAACCAATAGATGGGAATACATCCTTTTCATAGTCTATATCTTTCAACATAACCATAGGGGTTCCTTCTTTATCAAAGGTCATTTCTATATACCCTTTTTCCCACAAGTTAAAAGCCAACTGATTAATATGATTCATATGCTCTTGAAACAGTTCTGGCATAAGTTCTTGACATTTTTCTGTCATAGTATAGGTTATATCCTCGGTAATAGGATCTATTCCATATATTTCTATTAGGCCATGTTCAAGCAACATGTCCATAAAAAAGTCTGCTTCTTCTTTACTAAACTCTTCCATTATATTAGCCTATATGTTTCTAGATAGTCTTTAATATCGGGAGTAATTTCTGGCTTTATCTTTTTACCCTCTGGTTCATGTCTATCAGCCTTGGTAGTTTTCCAGGTATGAATTTCTATTTCCTGTACCTTTTCTCTTCTTGTGTTAGCGATAGCATTATATACTGAACCACACATAGCGTCAGCCAAATCTTTAGATTTCTTTCTAGGATGATCTACTCTATTACCAACAATTCTTAACTCTAAAAGTTCATCTTTTAATATGTCAATATGTGGGGCTATAAGTCTTTCTTCGTATACTAACATAGCAAGATCTTCATAATGTTTTTTAGCAACAGATAATGTTTCAGTTCTTATTCCTACCTGCTTTAATTCTTGTTGAATATCAAACGATTGCCACCTATCAAAAGAAACTAAACCAAGGTTAAATCCTAGTCTTCTTAAATTAATAATCCAATTCTTAACTTCACTTAGATCTACAGGACCTTCACGATGTGGTTCCCACCACACTATAGCATCTACTACTACAAGAGGAACAACTTGTTCGTAATCATTAAAAGATTTAACGCTTACCCATTTATCTACGTGAGCAATTGATACAGCACACTTGTCATGCTTTTGTGCTAAGTCAGCGTGAACATAATAAACGATATTAGGATCTGGAACAAAAGTCTCATCTATTCTTTTAGCAGAATCTATTGGGTTTCTTCTTGACAAACTTGATTCTATCTTTTCTCTTGATTTAAAGAATGCATCTGATGAAACAGTAGCCATACAAGCAAAACGCATCAATGCATCTTGTGGATCATCAAAGAATGCTTTTTTAAAGTCTTCTATTTTTCTAGTTGGATTCATTTCCCAAGTTGGTCTTCTTAGTGCAAAGATTCCTGGAAGTTTATAAGACTCAATATGATCTTCTTCCCACTCAATAGAAAACTTATTCTTAGGATCATCTTCTGATAATTCTGGATTAACTACAAACTCATGATGTCTTGTTACTGTTTCTTTATCTGCTATAACTGCATCATATCTTTGAGAAATAAAATCACCTTTAAATCTTGGAAAAGAAAGAAGAATTACTTTACCAAAATCTGGAAAACGAGAATCTACAGAACCTCTAAATGCTTTATACATATTATCAGCAGTCTTACCTTGCTCATTACCACCAGAACCTTCCATTGCAAACGCTGAAATTTCATCAAGAACTGCAAGCATTAAGTTTAAACCTTCTGCTGATTCTCTTTCAGAATGTCCAGAGTAAACAGTAATTGCTTTATTAAATTCTATGTTGTTTACTTTTGCTTCATACTTACCAGCAAACCAAGGAGAGTTTTCAATCTTAGACTTAAAGCCTTTAAAAAAAACGTTCTTTGCTTGTTCTGCGTTAACAGCAACATTGATAAGGTCTATTGCATCATTCGATGGTTTCCCAAAATACCTCGATGGATCTTTGAGGCACAAAAGTTTATAGACAATATAAGCACAGCCAATGGTAGAAGTATGATCTTTACCACTACCCTTTCCACACATAAGAATAACTTCTTGTTTAGTGTATCTTTTATAATGACTTTCTCCTTCTTCTTTACCCATTAATTTTACTAAATCTTCTTTTCTATATATCTGACTCATGCACTCAACAAGAGTATACTGATACTCAGATAGTTCTGGCATATTAAGATAATCTTTACTCTTAACAAATGTTCTTACATCTACTGGCTTTTCTTCAAATTGATTTTCATCTAGTGCTTCTAAAAAATCACTCAGGTCTAGAGTCAATTACAACTACCTCCGTTTGAATCTCAGACAACTTTTCCATAATTTCTTGTCTAATTTCTGGATGGTTAGAAGCAACTTCTTTTAAGATACCAATTAAAACTCCTTGTTTTCTTTCCATTTCAATAATCTGTTCTGCTATTTCTTTATTATCTAACAACCCTGCTTTTTGTAGCATTTCAAGTCTTTTACTTTCAATATCTGCAATAAGTTTAATAGCCTGAGTCTTGGCACCAAGATTTGCATTCTGATCTGCAACATCAATTACTTCATAAGATTTTTTAATTAAAGATGAAAAGTGTTGATCTGCTCCAGCAAGTGCTTCCTTAGCACGAGCATGGATAGCCTGATTGTTGGCCGCCATGGCTCTCCAATCGTTAAGCAACGACATAACCTTTGGTCTAGGTATATCTAACTGCTTTGATATCTGAGAGGCGTCTAAGCCCTTTAAATACTCTGTGGCAACACTATTGACTAGGTCAAGGTGTTTAACTAAATCATTCTCGCTCATCTAATGTCCTTAATAATACAAGGTATCCAATAAGATCTAAAACAGTATCTTCAGATGCATACTCTTTACCTTTGTGTATTCTATTAAGTTTATCATCAATACGGATATAAATTTGTTCTTTTGGGGTAGATTTACTGAATATGTTAATAGGATGACTATATGAACTACCATAAGAGTTATTCTTTTTAATAAGTAGTTCTGCTATATCTAAACATTCATCTAATATCTTTCTACCCGCAGGTGCCTGAGTAGAAATATCGCGGATAAACTTCATCCTATCTTCAAGTTCTTTTCCAAAATCTGGAATTTTATATTCTGCCATTTTTACCTTTTTGACTTTTTGATTTTAAACTTGGCCAGGTATACATAGATAGTTTCAAGGCTAACTCCGCATTCTTTAGCAACTTCCATAGGAGTTTTCTTATCAACATTAATCCTTTTTCTTAGCCATGCTTCACTTGTATATAGTTTCATTTTATCACTAACCCTAAGCCTTGTCAATGTTCTTAGGCTCATTAGCCAATTTGTTCCAGTTATTAGTTGAGTACCAACCTATTGCAACAGCGTCAGCAACATCGTCATCATCTATATTAGTGTCAAAGTTTATATTAACCCAGTTAATGGTTCTTGACTTTCTAAACTCTCTTTCTTTTTGTTTATACCAAGAAAAGGAATGTTCTCCTGGATTGTCTTGTTTGATTTTTTGTTTTTCTTCTTTTGTTAACTTTTTATTTCCAATCCAATTCTGCCATGCAACTGGTGAGCAGGATACGACTGATCTATTTCCATGCATTTGAACAGAGCCAATAATTGCACCTTGAACTAATGCTAGATTCATTGCAGTCTTTTGAGAGTTTGTATATATAGCAGATTCAATAACTACTGCATCTATATTAAAATCTTTTAAAAATGGAATAAGTTTTCTACATGCGTCTCCAGCCTTTTCATAAACATGTTTTCCATGAAAGTTTATCTTTCCATATTTACACAATCTTGATTCTTGATATACCGAAAAAGCCATTGAGTTAGTTGAAGCATCAATAGCCAGTATATTTTTAGGGTGTCCTATAT